TAAGTTTTTCCTTTTCCTCAGCAATTCTCTCAATAGATAATTCTCTGATATTTCTCATTATTTGTAGATTACCCTCCGCTTGAACTATGTTCTCCTCTACTTCTTTAAGCTGATTATCCCAGAATTTACCTGCTCTTGTATTAACCTTAATCCCTAAATCCTCAGGAATTTGCTCACCCATTCAACTCATTCCTCAATATCCTGTCTTTATATTCCTTAGGAGTTTCTTCCTTCTTCTCAGCAGGAATAGCACCAGCCTGAGAGCCACCACCTAAAAGCTCCGCAGATCTGAGTTCTTTAAGTTGAGCAATTGATTTGTCAGCTGCTTCTCTTTCTTTAGCCAGTTCTTCTCTTTCTTTACGGACATCTGCAAGTATTCCAGTTGCTTCTGGCTTATTCCCTGTTCCAGAGTCTGCTTTTGGTTCTCCTTCCTTAACTGCTTCAGTTGTTTCTTGTTGATTTTCCATTTTATAATCCCCCTTTCAAATGATTATAGTGTATCTTCATCTATTGTTCTTTGTAAAGTGTTTAAGTTCTTATTGGGGTCTGGATTCAGAATAGCCTGCCCCATTAACTCAATCAAGATCTCCTTCATTCCACCAGCAGAATTGAATGTTTCATATTTCTCCTGTTGTCTATGTCCATCCTCTCCCAACCACCTACTCAAATCATCAGTTGTCTCAAGTTTCAATCTTGCTTCATTCTCATTTATCAAAGATAACTGGTCGTTAAATAGTCTAAGATTGACTATTGGGTCTCCACCTTGATTTGTGTTCATGACTATTTTTAACATATTCTGTTCACTTTTCAATAAGTTACTCGCTTCACCCTTGAGCATATCAGCTCTTTGAGTTTTAAGATTAGACCTGAATCCAGCTATTCCTGCTCCAACACCACCCAAAACTGCACCACCAATAGCACCTGGAACTGCACCAACTCCAGCTGCTGGTGCTCCTGCAAGAGTTCCAGCAATCGCTCCACCTACAACACCAGCTCCAGCAGAAGCAAGTCCTGATTTAATAGCTTGTTCTAAACTAACAGGGTCTACTTCAATTCCTTGTGCAGCTAAGTTTTTCCCAATCTGTTGAGCAATAGCAAGAACTCTCTCCTGTTCTCCTTCAGCTTCTGCTGCTTCTGTAGCACCAATAGCTCCTTCTGGAATCTCTCTCTTTTGTCTCCTATTTTCAACTATTTGACCAACTTCACCCCTGTCTAATCCAAAGAAAGTTCTTCCATCTGATAATTCAATGCCTGTGACTTCCCCTTGTGGATTCCTAAGAATTCTGTCTTGTGTTGGTTGTTCTTGTTTTGGTGGTGGTCTGTCATCTCTTGATTGAGCAGGAACACACTTACGTGTATTTCTATCAAAGACAAATCCTGGTGGACAGTCCTCACTCTTTCCTGAACCACCTCTGGCTGTATCAGTATCTATAGGAACACATCTACCTTTAACTGGATCCCAGACGAATCCAGGAGCACATGTCTGCGTTTGTTCTGCGTGTGAAGTTAAATTGTGTGGCATTATCTAAACCTCGGTTGTGGAATAGTCCAGCCTGCTAAGCCAGCTATTATGACTGTGACCATCATCCTGAAAGTTCCGTTTATTCCATTAAACATGGCAAAGATTTGAATGATTGCAAGAGCTATTATCGCCCAGATGATTATGCCTCTATCTATTTGCTGTTTCATTTGTTACACCTCCGATAGTTGTATCATTAGGTTGGAATCCAGTCTGTTCCTGATTACTTGCTTCTTGCTGTTGGATAGAATTATCAACAAAAGAGACTGGTTTATTGAATTCTATTTTTAACTGCATTTGATTCCATAAGTCCATCTCAAGTTCTCTCTGTTCCTTTCCCCAGACCTGTTCAAAAGAGACATAAGCAACTTTAGATGATGCTTCTGTGAAGTCTGATGAACCGCCAAGAATAACTTTAGGAACTCCGACAGCTTGATAGAAAAAGTCTTCTAAATATCTAATCCAGTCATCTGAGGCATGAACCATAGGCGGAACATCAGGAAATCCAACACCGCCTTTTGGAACTAACATAACAGTCCCGTTCTTTATTGCTGCTGCATATTGAGTTGCAAGTGTGTTTCTCTTTGATGTATCTTCTGTATCAACCTCAATAACTCTAATTGTGGAAAGATGTAGAACTCTCCTCTTGTCTCTCATGGCCTCGTTTCTTGCATCCATGACCCACCTAACAGACTTGCTTACTGAAGTTCCATGAATAGAATCAACATGCCTATCATTAACTAAATGCAGAACCTGATTTGGTTTAAACTTCTTAACAACCTTGTTCCTCTCATTCTTTGCAACCTGTTCATATCTTACCACTCTCCCCTGTGCGTTAGCAACAGTTTTCATAACATCCATAGGTAAGGGTTTAAGATTTACAAGAAGTCCTGTTTTTTCATCTTTTATAATCTGAGCCATAGCATCTCCGACAAACTTCTTAGTGACCATCATATTCCACATTATACTGTCAAAAGTATCTTCACCCCATCCTGTGACATGATCCAAGATAACTTTAGTTCTGGAGTCTGTTTCATATCCTCTTCCAACAGTCCAATTAGCAAGAGCCTTGATTGATTGTCTATATTCTGGAATCTCCTCATAATATCCTAAATCTTCATTAAAGTCTGGAAATTCCCATGTATTCTCCTTCTCACCCATAGCTGTATCAGTAGTTTCAGAAGCAACTGTGAAGTCCTGTGCCGTGTTGTCTATTGTTGTCGTTTGTCCAATATCTAAGTCTGCCATTACAATCCTACCTCAAAGGGAACGCTGATAAATGCTGATGAGTTGTTTGTTGAAGTTGAGACATCTCCACCTGCTGTGACTCTTCCAGAAGGGTCTGCTAACATAAAACAACCTGGTGCATTTGAGATGAAGTCTCCTGTCACTCTTAGCTTCTCTCCTGGTCTAAACTCTTGTCTTGTTAGTGAGACATTAACGCTCTTCCTTACAGAAGAAGTTATCCCACTAGCAGTTTCAGCAATCACAGTTCCTATCTGCGTCTCTGTTGCTCCTGAATCAACATGGTAAATCGTGAAGGTTGCTGCAAATGTATTTCCTGCTCCACCTACAACAGTATAAGATATTGTTGCATCTGCTCCAGCAACTATGGCTGGGTTTTCAAACTCAATATCAAAGTCTATGTTGAAAGTTCCATTAGCTGCGACTTTAACATTAGAATCATCAGAAGTCAGAGTTGCATCAGGAGTCAGGATATACTGATTAGCTGCGCTTGTTATCATAGCACCGAAGTATAGCTTCTTGTATCCAACTCCGTTTATGAAGTCAAAGAAATCAAAGTTGAAAGTTACTGGTGTTGAGCCAGCTCTATAAACCTTTGGAACTCCCATTTATGCACCTGTGACGAAGTCTGAGCCCTTCTTATCTTTTAATTGTTGCATAGCAAGTGAATATTCATCTCTTAATACATCAAGACTGGTTTGAGCCTGTGTTGTTCCAAATCCTGTATGATCATAATTGATAACCATCATAGCCGCTTTTGCACTTGCAGCCATCTTCAATATTCCTTTAACATCTGCGTTTAATGAAGAATAAGTATCAGAATAATTAACTCCTGTAGTCACATTTATTAGAGATTCAGCCTCTGTCATGAACTGATTTATGTAAGCTTCAACATTAGAAGTTGCAGAAGCTCCTGCTCCAACTTTCCTTTGAACTTCGGCTGTTGTTGCGAATATTCCTGTGTCTGCCATTATCTTATGTTTCCAAGTTTCTCAACTAATTTTTGTAACATTAGAAGTTGTGCAAAAGTGTCATCTGTGACTGCGACTTGGTCTCCTGTTGCAAGTCCTCTCTTGAATTCTGTTCCATCCACAACAATCGTATCTCTTGCCATGTCAAAAGTAATCTATCCAAATACTTAAGTTTTTCTCTTTCTTGGCCAACCATGCAGCTCTCACCAAAGCCTCAATAATATGGGAATCTGAGTGTGGATTGCTGAAAATCTCCATCCTTGTGGGTTGATCATGCTTCATAACGAATGCATATTGAACTGATTTTAATGAGAGTCTGACTTTTTCATCATCTAACAACTTTATCTCTCCGTGTTCCATCATAGACTTCAAATTGTTGTAATAATCTTCTTTTGACACTCTTTGTTTAGTTCCATCCTGGTCTAATATCATAACTCGGTTATTAATTGCAACAACTTTGTTCTTCCACTTGGTTTCTCTTAGGTGGTCATAGATTGAAACTCCTAAAGAGCCTGAACCTGCATCAATCCCTATTTTCTTGGCTTTCCAAAGTTCTGCGAACTGCATTATATCCCTTTCTGTCTGTGGGATGGGTTTTCCCTTCTCTGTGAATGATTCAAGATGGAAGAATCTCCCATTAATCTCTGAAATGACTTGGTAAGAATTATCATCTCCCCCAAGTCTTGCAATATCACAACCGACTGTGTTTTTGGTGTGTGGGGATTGTGGTGTGGTTGTTCTTGTTAGTGTTTGGGTTTGCTTGATAAGTTTATCCTCAAAGAATCCTGACAAGTCTTCCATGAACAAACCTAAATATTCCTGTCCATAAACCAACTTGCTCATGTCTCTTTTTTCTTTATTAAGAAATCTTATCGCCTTTTCTCTCTGTTCTAATGTCCATGACTCGCTTATCTTTCTATTATATATTACATCTTCGCTTGTTTTGTAAAATATCTTAAATCTGCATTCTGGATCTTTGATATTGTATCCTTCATTAAACTGTTTCCAAAAAAAGCCTTGTTTTCCATATGGGGTTGATGCAGCCCATATTTCCCCCCCTGTTGTTAGTAAGACTGGTGTTGCAGCTGTCATAATTAATTCAGAGAATCTTGAGACTTCATCTAAGATTAAGACTTGTCCATTAAAGCCTCTTATCGCATCTCCAGTATT